GTTGATCCTGAGCTTAAAATGGATTTTTCGAGAATTTTAAATAAACCATACTTTATTAAAAATATTGTATGGACTAATACTTCGGCTCAGTTTGCGGTTATAGATGTGACTAGAATTCCTTTGGATATTTTTAATAATGCTTTAGCTAAGATTCCATTTGAAGCTTCTACTCTATATAGAGCTAAAATGTCGATCTTGCTTCAAGTAGCAGGGACTCCTATGCACCAAGGTATTTTGATTGCAGCCGCAATGCCTATAGGCTTTGCGTCGGATCCAACTTATACTGGAGTGAGGAGATCCTTAAATTCTTTGATGGCAGCTCCTCATGTCTTTTTGAATGCTAATGAGCAAACTTCAACTCGTTTGCGAGTCCCTTTTTATGTTAATTCTCCGTTGGATAAAACTGATTTGGATCGAACAACCTATAATCTAAATTTTACAGGTACTGATTATGCTGCTATACCTATTATGGTTTTGAATCCTTTGGGTGTGCCTACGAGTGGCTCTGCAAGTGTTAGCGTGTCTATGCACGTTGTTTTTGATGATATTGAATTTTATGCTCCTCATACAGATGTTTCGTATGTTCCTGTTCCAGCCCTTGAGGCTCAAGGTTTGATGGAAGATTTAAAATCAGCTGGGACAAAAGCTATTGATGGAGCTTTTTCGACGGTGAGAAAGCTTACGGGTGATCTTTTTGATGTGGCTCGTTCTGGAGTGAGGCAATATACGGGGTTGCATTCTCCTAATTTTCCTATGCTTCAAAGTAAAACATATATTCAGAGCCGTAATGTCGCAAATGTAACAGATGTTCCTGTTAGATTTGATAAAATGGATAATTTTGGCAATTTTGATAGAGTTGTTAAGGATTTTATTTATGAAACTGCTCAAGATGAAATGGACATTAAGTATTTAGGAACTAAGCCTCAGTATTTGGGTACTTTTGTAGTTAAGACTACGGATTCTCCTGGAGTATTATGTTGGTCTAGACCTATCACGCCAGCGCAAGAATTTAGTGCAGCCAGTTATGTGAATTTTGCAGGCGAAACGATAAATACGTCTTCGTTTACTAATTTACAACAATTGTTGGCTTATGTTCATAGGTATTGGAGAGGAGGC